GGGAATGTCTGGGATAGAAACTCGCGTATTTGATTACGCAATGGATCCAAGTCTTTTTTGCCGGCCCCTTTTGGCTTGCCATTAGGGTTACCACTTTGCCCCGGCTTAAACTTGTTTTTTTCGAGCGCGGGATAGTCGCGTTTCGGTTTCGGTTGGTTCGCCTCCATCGGTTTCGGTGGTTAGGGGTTCAATTGTCTCGACGTTTGAGTGCTCATAAGCGTGCAGCATAAGCAATTCCAGTTCGCGCACGTACTTACGTACGCCGTTGGCGCAGTTGTAGCAGGTAACTGGGTCACAGTCTAGCCCTGTAGCCTCTCTGTATACCTCGCATATCAGGTCTACAGCCGCCCGCTTTTCGCGAAGGCTACCCATGCGGCTATCATCATAAGCAAGGATTGCCACTTTGATTCGGTCAATAGCAGTTGTCATTTTCTTCGCACCAGTTAAAGTAACTTTTACCCACAAGGTAGGCAAAAAACGCGGATACAAGCGCAATATACCAGGGCAGAGCAGCTAGCCCGATGGCAAGTGCTAGCCAAAAGCTCATGCACTTTGGGCACGCAATAGGCCGAATGTGCCACAATCGGTAGCGGTGCAGCCACTTATCCAAATGGATGTACATCCGCACCCATACGATTGGCACGAAGATTGATATAGCTAGGCTAAACCAGCAGGCAAGTATTAATTCGCGAATTGTCATTTTGGTTTTTTTATGCTTAGGTAATTAGTTATACCCATAACTGCATCGTTTAGGTTGTAATACACCTCGTATCGATAGCCGGCTACCTCAGCTTTTTCTCCAAACTGCATTTGGGTAGGCTGCATCATTCCGCTTGGCGACTTCATTTCGATAAACATCCCGTGGTACAGGTGGTTCCCGTGCATCAAAAACAGGTCGGCTACACCCGGGGTTAGCCCCATCTGTTTCATTCGCCAGCCTTCGCGGGGTGTTGCTTTGCGCTCATTAGGGATGCTAAACATGACCTTGTCAGGGTGTGCAGTAGCAAACCACTTGACTAGTGCTATCTGGAGAGTTTCTTCGCGCCGCTTCATAACCTAATCTTTTTACGTTTGACCGCCCGCTCATTCATAAGCTGCTCAAGCTTGTTTGCGGCTTCACTCTCTATGTCGCTGCCAGCGGCGTTGTATATAGCTTCAATCAGCGTGGCACTTTTGTTGCCGCCTTTGGCCACCGCACGCAGCAAGTGCGGGTGCCTTAGGTGCAGCACCTCGCTCATTTCGCGCCAGCTGTACTGAGCCTTGAGCTTGCGTATCTTTTCTGCTAAATCCATGGTGCTAAATTACGCATTGTTTTTGAAATAAAAAAACCGAAGGGGATTTTATTCCCCCCCCGGCCTCACTTAATCAAACAAAGACCCATCCGTTGTTAAACTTAAGTACTTTTTTGATGGAGTAGTAAAATACCCCTCGAATTTATTTCGCGTTACCCAGTCAATAAACATACGACAGGCTAGTTCCACATTAGCGGTGCTCTCAGGCGTGCGCCAAAATGTCTGCTGGTGCATCTCCTTGAACTTTCGCGCAGTCTCGGTTACCTCCGCAATGTAGTAGGCTACAACAGGTAGCTGAAACATCTCGAGGTATACCTGCCATTGTAGACTGTCGGTATAATCAGGGGTTTTATGGGTAGTCTTATGCTCGTATAGTGTAAGCCCAGATATAGCATCCGCGGTGCCGGTAAGGGTCAATGTATGCGCCCCGCTGGCTAGCTTGTATAAGCCCGGAACTTCAAAGGCTGCAGCCGCCCACAAGCCGCCGCGGTATAGCTCGCCAAAGGCCCGCAAAATAGCAGTGTCCACCACTACCTTTGTTCGCCCCTGTATAAGATAAGGCTCCCCTTCAGGCCAATCAAATAGCCCGCGCTCTACCATTTCGCCAACCGCCGTGCCGTATTGCATTGCGTAGGTAGGCGGGGTGTAGCTAGTTAGCTTGTCTAAGATGCCAACTGTGTCCAAGCCCGACGTCCAATTTACGAAGGTATCCAGCTGGGTTACGCGTAACCAAAGATTAGCCATTTTGTACCTCCGCTTCTTTTGCTAATACCTCTTTTCGTTTCGTAACTAAATGTCGAAGCTGGGCTTCCACCGCCACGCCCTCTTTTCTTATTGCATCGTAAACTGCTTTTAGCGCGTTCAGACTATCCGCGCTGGCTATGGCTTCCTTGTACCGCTCGATGGCTTCCATCACCTCCGCGCTTGCCGCGCTAACCTTGGCTTGGTGGGCCTTATACGCGGCTATCATATCAGCCATCGTGGTGCTGCTGGCGGTTATGGGTGCTATCTCCATTGCCCCCAGGCCCGCACTATCCTTGCCCCAGTGTGAACTCGACGGGCGAAAGTCAACAACGCGCCGGCCATCGACCAGACTGTAATAGCCAATCAGGTCGGCTATCTCTTTCACCAGTGCGGCGGTGCTGCCGGTTATCTTGGGCTCGCGGCACTCATCATCGTCATTTTCGTGGGCAATCAGTACAACATCTTTGCCCATATCGCGCAGGCTACGCAGCACCCCACCCATTAGCCCTTTTAGCATTCCATAACCCTCTTGAGAGGGCTTGTAGGTTTCACTATTGTACATCCGCGGATACTTTGCCGCAATGTATTCCATCGCTAGCTCCGCCAGCCTACCTACAGTGTCAATGACTACTGTATTGTACATCGACATTTCATCCCGGTCGGATAGCAGGGCGGCTACACTCTGCCAAGTGGGCTGGGTTTCCGCGTCCACCCGGAATGCAGCGCGGCCTTGGCCGTTGTCCGCATCAATCAGGATTGGGGTTGCCGCTGTAATTGCCAAACTGGTTTTGCCTATGCCAGGCTGGCCGTAAATTAGTACGATGGTGCTGCTCACCGGCAGCGCGTCTGTGGATCTTGTTCTCATTTTTTTAATGATTAAGTTGAGTTTCTATTGTTCATCAAAGATTGCGTAGCCCCGCGTTACTTCGCCTGCAAAAGCATGGCAGCAGGCGGCTATTAGCTCATCCAGCATAGCATGCAAGTACGCCGTAGGTAGCCCCTGCATAAGCCAAATGAGCCGAATGGCAATCATGCCGGGAGATTGCTGGCTTTCGTGCTGGTCTGAAATCAGTTCCAGCATATGCTGCACCTTATCTGCCAGGCAGAAATCCGTTCGGATTTGAGCCTTACGCTTGGCAGCGTCAATCTGCGCCGCCCGCTCAAGTAGCGCGGGGGCTACCCGGGCGGCAATGGTGAAGGGCTTTACCATGGCAGATTCCCTTTTTTACTTTCTTTGTACAAGCCAAAGGCATCCCGGGCTAGCGATGTTAGGCTATATGGGTAGGCAAACTGCCCGTTGCTAAAGGCAACAAAAAAGCAATCGTCGCCTAGTAAATTTACGTGGGGCTTAACCTGCACTATTGTGCAGACCTCTCCGGTGTAAGGCTCGTGCACTGTCTTGCCTGGCAAGAAGCGCATCAGGTGGCGGGGCGTGTACATTGTCTTTGATTAAAGTGATAGTACAAAGATAGGGAGGTTTGCGGAATTACGCAAGGGGCGGTTCATTTTTTTTGCAGAATTGCGCCGCCTTTTTCAGCTACCTCACGCTGCTCTGGGCTTAGGTTTGCCCACCGCAGGTCTGCCTCTTGCAGGTTTGAGCTTTCCAGGTCTGCCCATTGCAGGGCTAAGCTTTCCAGGTATGCCCCATACAGGTTTGCGCCTTGCAGGTTTGCCCACCGCAGATTTGCGCCTTGCAGGTTTGCGCCATACAGGTTTGCGCCTTGCAGCTTCGCCCCTTCCAGGTCTGCCCCTTGCAGGTCTGCGCCATACAGGTTTGCGCCTTGCAGCTTCGCCCCTTGCAGGAATGCCCCATACAGATTTGCGCCATACAGGTTTGCGCCTTGCAGCTTCGCCCACCGCAGATTTGCGCCTTGCAGGTCTGCCCCATACAGATTTGCGCCTTGCAGGTTTGCGCCATACAGGTTTGCGCCTTGCAGCTTCGCCCCTTGCAGGTCTGCCCCTTCCAGGTTTGCGCCCAGGTTTGCGCCATACAGATTTGCGCCTTGCAGCTTCGCCCACCGCAGGTCTGCGCGTTTTCCACCATGCTCTTTTTCCAGCCACATCTTATGTAGCCTAATGATCTTATTTACCTCTTTTTGTTTCATAGTACAAAGATAGGGAGGTTTGCGGAATTACGCAATTCCCGTAAAAATAATAATGTCTACCTACGCGCCTAAGCACAGTGCGCCGTATTTGCCCCTCACGTAGCGCGTATCGCGCAATGCCTACCCTGCTGGCATATGTGCCTACCCATACAACAGATCGCACGGCACAGCGCGTCTATTTGCGAACCCCGTTTCTTCCTGTATTTTTTCGACGAACGCGCGTTTTTGTTCGACGAAAAACTTGTTTTGTAAGCTTTCTTTTTGTTTATTTTTACTTATAAGTAATACAGATAAGGATAACAGGTGGTAAAGAGAAAGAATAAAGATAGATGTTACTTATAGCAAGAGGGCTGTCTTTTTGTTAAGTTCTTAAAAAAAAAGATTTACCACCTGTTGTGCTAAAAAAGCACGCTAAAAGCACAAAAAAAATACATGCGTTAAGCGTTTAAAAAAAACAAAAGGATGTTAAGGTTCTCTACTTTGCGAAATTGCGCACACTTGCATACCTTTGCCGGCCATGGATAGTCAAAAACAATTACCGATAGTCAATCTGCCAGAGGAGCCAAGTGCTGAGGCGTGCGTTATTGGTGCATGCCTACTCGAAGGAACTGCCTTTTCTCGCATTAGCGGCGTGGTTACAGCCGATATGTTTAGTGAGGCCAAGTACCAGCACGTTTGGCGGGCAATGGCTGAACTAAACGACGAGCTTGTGCCTATTGATAAGCTAACGGTTATGGATCAGCTGCGCAAAAACGGCAACTTGGCAGCCGCCGGTGGCCCTTATGTTATCGCCAAATCGACGAGCGTTATAGCTAGTAGCGCGAACCTTGAGCACCACGCTTACATACTTGCCCAGCAGTGGATAGGCAGGGAGACCACGCGTATGTGTTCAGCGGTAGTCTCCTATCAGGATAGGTACGACCCCATTCACTTGTTGATGGGGATGCACGCGAAGATAAACGACTTGCTACAGGTAGCTACACGTAATAGCCAGATGAACCTGGCCGATCAGCTAAACAGCGCGGTGGACGTGGTGCAGCGCATTGCCTCAGGCAAGGAGGCCGGTATACCG